GCCGATATTTTCTATCCATTTAAAATCGTATGGCGCCCAGTCAGTATAACCAGTTACCACGCCTGCTGAATTATAAATCGGCTGAGGAGGCATAATCGGGCTCCAAATTGTCGGGAGATTGATTGATATGTAGCAGTCCATAAGGAGGTCTGCGTACCTACGGACTTTGTATACAAATGTTGATTCTGTTGTAGGATTAATTATTGGAGTTCCTTCATAATCCAATCTAAAATTTTGCTTACCAAAGTTCGTGTATTTTTTATAAACAGCCTTCCAGAACGTTTTGCTTGGATTACCATTTAAAATTATATTCTGTTGCCCTTCGCTAACCAATTGCATTAATCCGCCTGCCATATTAAGTATATAATAAGGCAATTTTTTAATTCTTTATTTCATCATTTATATATTCTTTCTAAAACCCAAATTTAAATTAAAAATAATATATTATTATAGATTAATGCCAAGCATAGCAGAACAGTATTTAAGCAACATTACAAATTCCGATGAAGCCTTCCAGTCCTATATGATTATTGCGATTATTTTTGTCATTCTTGTAATATTTATCGTATACATGATTTATCTTAGCAGATTAGAATCGAAAGAATGCGATTTTATGAATTCCTTGTATCCCAGCGTAAACGGAAACATTAGGCCTATTTCTGCGAATGATCCCGACTGTAGCGGCAACCTTTTTGATTACTATGTTAAAACCGCATATAATGCTTGTTCGGGTGGCTCTTACAAAAACGATTTCGTAAATATTTGTAATTTAAAGGCAGTAATTAAACAGGGTGTCAGGTGTTTAGACTTTGAAGTATATTCTGTTGACAATCAACCCGTCGTCGCTACTTCCACAGTTGACAGTTATTTCATTAAAGAGACATTTAATTCCGTTGATTTTAGCAGCGTAATGGAGACAATCCGTAGCTACGCATTTTCCGGCGGAACCGCACCAAATCCAACAGACCCCATTATTGTTCACTTAAGAATTAAGAGCAATAACCAGGAAATGTATTCTAATTTAGCGTCTATTTTAAAATCGTATGATGATATTTTGCTTGGAATGGATTATAGTTTTGAGAACAGTGGTCATAATTTAGGAAGCGTTCCTTTAATAACATTTAGGAACAAGGTGATTCTAGTCGTTGATAAAATAAACAACTCATTTTTACAGAATCAAGCGTTCCTAGAATACGTAAACATAACAAGCAACTCAATCTTTATGAGAAGTTATTCAAATTATGACATTGTAAATAGCCCCGACACGCAAGAATTAACAGAATATAACAAGACAGGCATGACAATCGTGTTCCCGGACGTAGGTATCGATCCCGCAAATCCAAGCGCAATGCTAGCTAGAGCGTATGGATGTAATTTTGTCGCAATGCGGTATCAATTGGTCGACAACTTTTTAATGGAAAATGCCGAGTTTTTCGACAGATGTGGTTACGCATTTTGTTTAAAACCCGCGGATTTGAGGTACCAACCTATCACTATTCCGGCACCAACCCCACAAAACCCCGCGTATTCATATGCTACACGCACAACGTCAACCGACTATTATAGTTTTAAATCTTAAGAAGAGTGCGCCTCACTGTAAAATAAAAATGTAAAAATAACAATTAGTAATTTAAAAGTTCAAATTACTAATTGCCCATTGAAGATTTAAATCTATTTAGTATATAAGACCGCGGAATGACAACAAAAAAGACCTGTAAAGGATTAAAATTCGAAGATTGCGAATTGGCGATTCTTCGTATGGCAGTTGATAAGGCAGAAGAGAAAATAGCTCGACGCGTTGTTCAATCAGACGAGATAAAACGAATTATTAAGATTGTCGAAGATTTTATTAAGCGAAAGGCCCTAATTTGTTATGGAGGGACGGCAATTAATAATATCTTACCTTCAGATGATCAATTCTATAACAAGGAGGTAGAGATTCCTGATTATGACTTTTTTGCGGTGAATGCATTGGCCGACGCAAAAGAGTTGGCAGATGTTTATTATAAACAAGGGTTTACAGACGTGGAGGCAAAGGCGGGTCAGCATCACGGAACATATAAAGTGTTCGTTAATTATATTCCGGTTGCTGATATAACCATGTTACCAAAGGGCATTTATAATGCGTTGAAAAAGGACGCAATTCGCGTAGGCGGAATTTTATACACACCGCCCAACTATTTAAGAATGTCGATGTATTTAGAGCTGTCACGCCCTGCGGGAGATACGAGTAGGTGGGAAAAGGTTATGAAGCGTCTCGCTCTGTTAAATAAACATTATCCAATTACAGATTTAAATTGTAACATGGTTGATTTTCAACGAGAAATGGAGGATAGAACAGATGAAGACCTTATTTATGATACAGTAAGAAACACTTTTATAAATCAGGGGGTCGTGTTTTTTGGCGGCTACGCCATGTCTCTATATTCGCGTTACATGCCGGGCAACGTTAAACAGAAATTGGAAAAGATTGCTGATTTTGATGTTTTATCCAATGACCCCGAAACAACCGCCGAAATTGTGAAGGAACGTTTGAAGGATATTGGTGTCAATAATGTTAAAATCAAAAAGCGAGACCCGGTTGGAGAAGTAATTCCGGTTCATTATGAAATTTGCGTTGGAAAGGATACAGTCGCCATGATCTACAAACCGATTGCGTGCCATAGTTACAATGTTATTACCATATCTGGACAAAAAGTCAAAATTGCAACAATCGACACTATGTTAAGTTTCTATTTGGCATTTTTATATGCGGATCGCCCTTACTATAATCATTTCCTAGACAGAATATTATGCATGTCGAGTTTTCTCTTTGATGTACAGCAAAAGAATAGATTGGAACAAAAGGGTCTGCTCACTAGATTCAGTATTACCTGCTATGGACACCAAGAATCAGTCGAAGAAATGCGAGCTGACAAGGCAGCAAAATATAAGGAATTAAAAGAGAAAAACGACAAGGGATTGTTAGAAGAGTGGTTTTTAAACTATAAACCAGATGATTTTAAAAATAAAAAATCAGATGATAATAAACCACCAAAAAAGAAGGTCAAAAAGGCCAAAACAATTAAGAGGAAGAAGAAGCTCGCTATTTATGGCGGTAAAACAAGGCGCTCCAAGTAAATTACGGACGACAAATATCGCCGTAACAGTCATCTAGCTTATCTTGAAATGTGACTCGCCGATGTCTATTATACATTTTATATAAGAATACGATGGCCAATACAGCGAAAACCAAAATTCCTATATAAATATATAGGGAGTCTACTGAGAAATCGTCACCTCCACCGATAATATCGTTGGAAATGTCGTTAATTGTGTATTCAGAACTAGTTATATCAATGCTGTCCATTTTTATAGAAGAATATTAATGCTTAATTATTCTAACTTATAAACATCGATTTTCTAACACGATTAAAAAAATGTCATATAATATTTTTGCTAAACTCTTGTAAAGTATACTGTCCTTAACCTCTGTTGGTATCTTCTTATTTATTAAAACTATCGCATAAACAATATATAGTATCAGTTTCTCTATTAGAACCTTGATATAATTGCCCCCGCTATTAAAAATATTCCAGTCGTTAACATAGCTGCACATTTGAGTATTGGATTGTTTTATATAAAAAGAATGAATGTCTAGCAACCCGGATAGGACCCGATGATAATTTGATTTCTCGTTTTTAACATTGATAAGATTACTTATCTTGTCATAACCAAAGAGGTCCATGTAAAGAATTTTTTTATTTTGCTCATTTGCGAAAATAAAAGGGTTCATTCCATCTATATATTTGTTTTTGTATAACACATTACCGTCTATTAAAAATGGAATATAGGATGACTTTATTATGGTATTCAAAATGTCGTCTATGTCTGTATATTTACACTTTACCGGCTTTGTGCCTCTTTTGATGTTATGATACGTAATAAAGAATTTACCGTTTATTTTTTGGCAAATATCAGTGGGAATACTACTTCCTAAATGCCGCTTAAGCTGTTTAACGAGTTGTAACTTGTATGATTTTCTAAAGTCAGCCGCAAGTATTTCATATAATTCAGTCATAAGGTGTAATCCATCAATATAATACAAGAATCCCACGATTGCGCCGACGCTGCATCCAGATATGCGATCTATTCTAATATATTTGCGCCTTTCCATTTCCTTTAAAAAGTATAGTGCGCCAACTAAATAACTACCGTTAAATGCGCCGCCATCCAAGATGAGGTCTATTACGATCGGCTCCTTCGTTTTTGTTATCTCCTCTGGTAAATTATCGATTAATTTTATAACGAAATCTTGAATCATTCAAACTAGTATATGGCAGTATTTACTATTTTACAATAAAACGAAATTTATTGTAAAATGGACAGTAGCATAATGAAATTTTATGCGCCTTTTTTATTTTTCATTAATCGCTTCATAAAATCGCATTCATTTCTATTTTGAACATAGATATTTATTATTTCAGCAGGTGAATATAAATACTCGCGAATCTTCTTCAGGCTAGCCTTATTAATGGGGCTATTAAATAGATTCTGATACATTTCAGATATTGTAGAATGACTTGCGTTTTTTAGTTCGTGTGTTATATCAATTCTTCCCGGGCGAGTCAGGGCCGAGTCGAGCTTACGATAGTGATTCGATGAAATTATCAATATTCTACCAGGGGTCTCTCTTATTCCATCCCATAAATTTAGAATATCGTCTAGCGTGATTGGCGGCTCTGTAGCCGGAGCGAGTAGTTGAACGGTTGTTACTTCAGACGAATCCCGACCACGCTTTGCAATGTCGCCTATCACAATATTTTCCGACGCATCCTTCGCTTTTGCGCGCGATTTGTTTTTACTACTTCGTTCCAATACAACGTCACCTATACAATCAATATCTTCAAAAACGATAATTTTCTTGTCGAATGACACAGAACCCTTTTCATTATAACTAGAATACGTGTTTTCAAAAAAGAAACCTTCCAGTTGTTTTTTGGTCTTTATAATTTTAAGTGGGATGACGACAAGGTGACGGTTTGTATATTTTGCGAGGGCCTTAATAAATGATGTTTTCCCTGTTCCCGGTGGACCGTGCAGCCCAATCCCCAACGAGTATGGTATTCCCTTTTCATAATACCATTCTCGATTGTTTAAGAAATGGTCAATATGCGCCACGAGTTGTTGCTTTCCATCGAAAAACATGTTTTGAAATGTTCGCGCACTTTCAAACACATCTTCCCGCCAACAACTTGTCAATCCTTCCTCTGGTTTTGGTATGACACAATCTAAATTGTATATAAACCGTTTATTACTTCGAATTTCCCGAACAGATGACACGTATTTTTCAGTAATATTATCAATATATGTTTTTAGATAACTGATTGAATGAACGTACGAGTATATCTCAAATGTCATTTTTACGGTTTTTGTATTTGATTTGTCCCTCTCGTCACCGGATGCTTCTTGTTCCGTTTCTACGCGCGCATAAATATTGTCCTCTAATTTAAACGATTTTCTTTGATCAACCATGAATATCTCGAGGGTTTTTCTTCTCTCTTCCTCATTAGACGTTGTCTGATAGGTGCTATATGTTTCTTTAATCTGGTAAATAGGAGCGAATTTATCGATATTAGAAATAATATGGTTGGAAATCGCCTTGAACCTGGTGCTATATATGGCAGAAATATTTGGTGTCAAATTGTATGAGCACGTGGTGGAACATTTTTTCCCTTCAATAACAACACAATTTTTCTGAAAAAGACAACCTTTGAATGTTTCAAAGTTAACGTTTGATAAAATATCCATAACGTCATATCTGGCTACATAATTTAATATATAACCATATAAACCGATCAAAATAGTTGATATAACAGCGTCATATGTTGGATTACCAGTTTTAAAACTATTATACAGAGTCATTCTGCTTATGTTTTCGTATGTAGATGCTAATGTATTAATTAAATTCATATTTGTTTATGATATATGACTATATCTGCTTATTTTTAAGTGGGTTTTTATACACATTTGTCTCTGCTAAAAAACGCCAAAGCGATTCGTGGTTTTGTTGATCATGTAATATAACAGACCAAACAGGGCGCTTGTGAAAAGAAACCCGTTTATGTTCATATTTCCGTCAGTCGAAAACAAGACAGGAAAATAACCGAATAACAATTTTCTAAAAAACGGCAATTGAAATAAAAAGTACATGACGGCGAGTAATAATGGCACTTGTATTTCGTTATACATATCGTCTAATGAATTGTTATCCTGTGTATTTTTATTGTAGTCATTTATCATGTCCGATGTTTGCTCATAATTCCTAATATAATCCGTATTTTCCTGCGGGGGAGGGACATAATTCGGCTGGACATGGGGGTCATTGCTGATGCCGATTGTAGACATTGAAATATCTCGTGATGGCAATTGAGTCGCACCATTGCGACTTGCGTTTTGAAGTCCGCTAACTATTTGACTAATAGTCGCCTCGTCCAATGTGCCGTTTGCCTGTTGTTTTTGTGAAACCACTACATTTTCCGTCGCAGTCATAGAAATATTATTGCTAACATTTCCCCCTCCCACTGGATCTGTTGGTAAGTCTAAGATACTTGTCGAATCGCTCATAATTAGTATAAAGAATGATTGATTATAATAATTACGCAAACCTTACTCGAATTCGATTATTTTCGAAGATGAGTCGCATTTTGTTGCTACATATGAATATTTTACACACTTGTCGCCTTTTTTATAGATTTTATCCTTAATTTCTTCTAAATGCGGAGCGTGGAAAATGAGACAATCTTTATTCTTACAAATGGTTCTAAATAAAGAGGCGAGACCAAAACCTAATAGAATAGACATTATAACTTTACCAGTTTCAGTATGAACAAATTTACCTAGATGCATTTCTATTGTTATATTACCGTGTTAAATTCTTTTTTCAAAACATATAAATTCCGTTAATTACACTTATACTAAATCTTTAAGGAGGTCTACAATTTAGTTATATTTTATTGAGCCTGTATTGGGATAGTGGATATAAGCGATTCGTCGGTTGGACACTCTACTTGTTGTTCCTCATAATAGAAACAATTGTCGGCCTTATCCTTAACCATGACCTTTCCTACAGTTTCTGGGCTAGGATAAATATAAATCGTCTTCATTTCGGGTCCCAAAATATACACAAAAAAAAGACCAACGGCAAAACTAATAATAAAGGCCGGGATGGAAATATATTGTAACAACATGCTATAATATATTCAGATACAAAATTTAAGTTTTGTGGGTGACCGCACCCATAATTCATTGTTACTTCGCAACTCATTATCCTTGCGTATTACATTGATTTGTCACTGGTGGCAACACTTCTAGCCGGTTTTTTAATTAAATTTGGTTCTTCTTCCAACGTAAACTCTTCTTCTTGTGATTCGCTCGCAATAAGAGCCGGTTTTTTCTTGAAGATAACCTCGGTTCCAACGTTATATGACACAACCTTATCTGTGAAGCTAGAATACGACAATTTTTGAATACTGTATACGGTTTGAATCAAGTTACATGTATTCGCATCTTCATTTCGCAAGACAGTAGTTTCATTATACTTTAGACTTCTTAGTTTGTCCATGAGTGGCGTTAATATCGTTGTTTGTATAACAACCGCATCGTGAGCATATTGAACATTCCCAGTTTCATTCATTTTCTTAATACAATCCTTTATTCTATCGATCTCTATGTAATAATCAGACAAGGCGCTATTCAATTCGGTTTTTATATTATCATTGTCAACAATCGCATTGTAAGTTTCAAGATATATCTCATAAAAAGACGTGTAAAAAGAAATGTCATCCTTTAATGTCTCGAATCTAGCCAACGCGTCTTCTGTAGTAATACACCCGAACAACAATTTATTTTTGTCGTTTATTACGGTATTTTTGCGCTCGTTGATTTCGTATTGTATATTATTTAACAGATTTGGTAGCAAATCTACCTTGCCAATTTGAACGGTAATATCTAAATTGCATGGGTCCGCAATTATACCGCAAGTAGCCTTATACTGTCTATATGCTTCTTCATTATCCGTTTCTTTAAAAAAGCTGGTTTTAAATCTAGTTCCCCCAGGTCGTTTACAGTTGATACATTTGGGCTTAAGTTTAAGAAATTCTGCTCGTTTCTCTCTGTTACTTAATGTCGAGTTGTTCATTATCTTCTTTTTATTTGCCATAATCTGCGTTTCATATTGTAGTTTGAGTTTAAAGTATTCGTTTAACGTTTCTTTAACATCGTGTATTGTTTTTGTAGACGCCTCCATTATTATATATTATATCTTATAATTTTTTAGAGCACGCGTATTCTAAATTCGTTTGTTTCTAATAGGTTGATTTAGAATGTATCATATCGTATTCGCTTTCCCACGCAGGTAGTCCTGTTATCAGTTCTTGTTGTGCTGCCCGTTTAGCATGCTGGAAATTCTGGATTTTCGACAAAATATATTGCTGTTTTTCCTTGTTTTTTTGCTGTAGTTCGACCGGCGATAACTTACCTTTATATTTGTAAAGTAGAATTAATCCTAAAATAAGCAGGAACCCAATTAATAGACCAATATTAAACACCATGTTATTAAATTTATCTCTAGCAATGTGACACTGTTTAAGTGTTTGATGTAAAAAATATTTTACTCCAGGTTCAGTTAGGGATGGTTTAGCAAGGTCGTCAAAATCCATAATAATTGTAGTTAAAATAATAAATTAATTTATACATATTATCTATATGGCTAATTCTTATTTAAATATTGTAACGTTTTTACTGACGACATTATTGTATTATTATTTTTTAAAACCAAGTCTTACGCTTGCGATATTAAACGATCCTGAACAGAAAAAAGAATATACTAGCAGTAGCCATATGTATTTAGCTATTTATTTATTATTAGTAATGGTTATTCAATTTATAGTAAACTCCTCTATCATTTCTTCAACATGTGGTGGAAATATAACTGAAAATATGGGTGCGGCGGGCATTTTTACATTTGTGCCTTGGACATTAATATTTGGTGTGTTGGTTGTAATTTTAACGGTTTATCCGGGATTTAAAACCGCCTTTTCAGATGTAGTGGGATATTATTGGATTTCCAGTGAGGCGAATACTGTTTTAACCGAATTATTAATTGACCCGAATATTCAAAAGAAAATAAATGCGGATTCTCAGTTGACCACTCAGGCGCAAAAAGACGCAATGCAAAGTGCCGCCGACGCAATAATTAAAATATGTGGGAACACCTCTGTATTAATAAACCAAATATTCCCGTCCAATTTTGAATCTTACTGGACAATTTTAAATCCATTGAAGAAGCCCGAGTATCAAGATGACGCAAAGGGTAGCACCGCAAAATTGAAGGAGGATTTGTTTAGATTGGTGGTTACTAAAGATAATGTAGGTGAATCTATGTGGTATACATACACCGGACTTTTGTTGACAGCTCTTGTTCAGCTTAAGATAACAACTCGTGGGTGTGTTTCGAATCCTAAAACCATGGAGCAAAATTATCAGAAGTTCTTGGCGTCTGAAGAAGCTGCGAAGAAGAAGAACAATCTTGCTACAAGCACTAGTTATACCATAACCACCTAAGTTATTCTATATGTAAAGAATTTAGAGTTTAATAAATTATATATATATTTATGAATACTGAAGTTGAAGTTGAGGATTGGGAGGATTGGGAGGATTGGGGGAAATTAAATTGTGGTGGGATTACAAACATAATTTTAACGGTTCCTGATCCGGAACTTGTAAAACAAATTGAAGAACGAACAATCTGTTGGAGAATGGAACAGCGGAAACTGGAAGAACGCAGATTAGTTGAAGAATCGGATCAGGAGTTGGTTCGTGAATTATTTGAAGATGCCTCAACTGTAAAGCTCGATAAAATTAGTCCTATTACAATTACTCCCATTACAAGCCCCAAATCATCTGAAATGAAAGAAAAAAATACGAAGAAAGGTAACTATCGTATGGAGCACGAACTAAAGCAAAAAGCACATGCTAAGAAGGTCTTAGAATTTGCCAATAAACAGCGAAAAGTTGCTGAAATATACGGGGAAGCATCCGAAATGGATAAATATGATGAGTATGATGCTAAATTTTGTTAATCGATTTTTCTATATCTTTGATACATAATACATAACGGCTAGATAACACATAATTCCTAAAACTAGTGATAATAGCCAGATTGGCAAAATCGTCTTGTTTTTATATCCGACTCCAAATTCGCGAATACTTCCGTCCTTGTTGTAAAAACACGTTGGTTTCATCATTTGAATTGTTCCGAAAATAATAATAAATAACACAACCGCCGCCACTGTAATATTTTCTCTAATATAGCCTTTATACATTCTTATATATATAATTACAAACAATTTTTTTATAATTATATTCGTCTAAATTTGTTATTATTTATTTGACTTTTGGCTATTTTATATTTTATTCATAGATTACATGTCCTCTTGATAATCATCATATTCCTCTTCTGGCGCACCCACACCATCCGTATTGCCGTCATAATATGTTTCGTTCATAAATTCCATATCATACGCCTCTGCGTCAATTTCATTGTCAACCAGGCGTTGTTCCATAAACTCGTCCAATAGAATATCAATGTTTTCATCCGTTGCGGTCGCATCTCGCTTGCGAATGTCTCTCTCCGCCTTCGTCATTGTATCTCTAAACTCTTGCTCTTCATCGTAGAAATTTTTGTCTAGGGTGGTTAATCCCTTTTGCATACCTTTACTATACATTCCGAGCTTGTTGATTTTAAGAATCGTATCCGCGTCTCTTTCTTCGTCTGTCATCTTTTTCAGCCTATCCGTTACTAAATCCTTCTCTCTTTCTCTTAATTTGAAGACTCTGTCTTGGATATCCTCGTAAGATGTATCAATCGTATTTTTTTCATTATTCAAGATATCAATAAAGGCAATTAACAACTCAGCCGTCTTTTGTCTAAGTTCCTTCTTGTTACCCGTCAGCAATCTTGTATCCGTTTTGTCTCTTGTGGTCATTGATAAATCGATTCTTGTTTCAACATCTTCCAAGTATTCAGTAGTAAACACATCAGCCACCCTTGTTTCCTTACGGATTTCTGTAACAATCATATCATCTTCGTCCGTTAAATCTATGTAATTAAGTAAAACACGTAGGAGGTAATATTCGAATAAAAACCGCCCTGTTCGCTCATCTAACACCGGCTTTATCGTCTTATCCCCGCTAACACGAATGCTAGTGAAGCTCGGCGTATAATCCGCAAGCATTACTAAATTCTTGCTCGTTTTCTGTATGGTTGTTAGAACATTCTGTAGAGTAGGAATATCGTAAAAGGTCTTGAGCTTTTCATAATACTCAGCAACGTATTTCTTCAATTTATTCGCGTGATTCTTTGAAAATCCGTGATAATTTGGAATATGTGTTTCATCATAATGCACCTTGTTCAAAATTATATTTGGGAATACATTTACAAAGCTATTTACAAAATTCTTGTAAAAATTTGTAATATTATATAGCTTGTCGTCTGAAATTTTGATATCCTCGTTGCGAGTTGATGAATCTGCGGACCAAACCGATAAATTCGAAATAGTATTGATCATTTTTCTTACTGAACTATTTGTGATTACCGAGCCAGTATTTTTTTGAACAAACTCGCCGATTTCACCCTTCATAGCTTCAATATTTTTAATTAAAAAATTATTCAAATCTTTTACCTCCTTTGTGTAATTTTCGGTGGCAATATCAAATGAATCGAGCGACCGGCTTATCAAATCGCGCAAGGATTTTTCAACAACTTCATCATTTTCGGCGTCAATTGCTTCCAACACTCGAGTAAGCTTCGTAATAGAAGATACCTCTGTTGGTTCTATAGCTATATCTATTCTATTGTGCTGACTGATAATTTGAATCATTCTTAAGAAATGTTCGTTGCTATAGTTTCTGCCGTCGTCTTTTAACTTTTGAATTAGTTGGTCAACAGAATCATTTGGATTAATAAGCGCGCCGTCCGGTTTATCTGTGCAGAATGGTAGCAGATCCTCTGGAATAGGTGCGAGGGATTTAAATTTACAGAATCGAATAAATGCCAAATAGATTGTTTTTTCACTGAATTCGTCAGTAATTGCGGGATATTTATTCTTTGTGTTTATATTGCTATAAAATAGGCCAGCAGCAGCATAGCTGAAAATGTCTTCTCTCATATTTGTCAACTGCTTAACAATTTCGTTATATTCAATGATTCGCGGGTCCTTTTCAGTAAAGTATCCAATCGTCGTTTCATTTTCACCACTTTCACAGCACGCGTTTTCTAGATAGGGTTCATTTCCCGAAGTATGAAGAAGCAATCTGTGTTTCTTAACTACTTCTTGTATCCTTTCTACGACAGATAGAGAGAATTGTATGATCTTTGATTCAATAACACAAATCTTATTTCTCTGATCACCAGATCCTGTTCGCAAATCAGACAACAACCCTCTTTTAAATTCGGGCGAAATATTCAAGAGGTGTTTTATTTTGAAAGCTACGAGTGGGGGTAAAAACTGCTGCCATTTTGATATATCATGTTCTTCCGGGATTTCAGTCGCCGGGCTTGTTAATAAATACTCTGTTTTTTCATCGAACTTCCTTCTTACGTCGGGTATGGCTAACAAGACATCATCTATCGAGCCTTTGATTTTAGTAATAATATTCTCTTGGCGTTTCCCCTTTAACACATTCCATGGCTCGCCAGACTCTCTTATATCATAGGCCACACACCCAAGGTATGTTAAACTGCTCAAATCACCAGCTCCTTCAAATGGATATCCTGTAAAAGATCGAACACATCCAGGGTGGGTTTTTCTGGTTCTGATTGAAGGGATCGATGTCTGAATAGCAATTAAAAACATTCCAAGAGTGTAATATAAAATCGCCGTGTTATAAAAATCCTTGTATGCCATCATTTTGCGCCCCTTTTCGGCCATCTCTCTTACCTTCTGTTTATAATCATCTTCCGATTCAACTGTATCGCGAATCGCGGACAAAACACAGTTCATAATGAACTCCTTCTGTGGTGTAATATTTATACCCATCGCAATAGAAAGGGTATTTATCGTGTTGTTTATCATAATAGTATCAGGTGTGCTATATTTTATACCCTGCTCCGACAATGCCGACTGAATTTTATTGCCTGCGTCCGTTTCCATAACGGCTCTAGTGGAAATGCGGAAACCCTCGTCATATCCCTCTTCAATGCTAAACTCAACAGGACAAATGGTCCAGCCACTATGTTTATCAACCCACCAATCACCGTCATCACTCTCGGTTCCAATTGCCGACTTGATAAGTTCAATTTTTTTGACATATTCGTATTCACCGCCAACAACAAAAACCTCCGCCAATTCGTATTTAAATGCGGGTAATAATGGCACGCCTGTTTTTACACAGTATAGCCAGTGTGGTGATTCTACTTCATTTAACGGTCCCATTCCTTGTATGAATGTTCTAGTAAAGGTATTTGTAAATCGAATTATATTTCGCTGTTTTTTAACAAAATCGGTCTCTCGCAATATTATATTTAATATGGGTTGATATGGCGATATTTGACCAATTTGCTTATCATCAACACTGGTCCCGATTTTATACTTCTGGTTGTTATATTTAAACATCTCATTTGCCTCTAGCTTGGTTATAACGTGAATAATATTTTGTAAATATGCTAATCTGCTTGACACCTTGGCCTGTAATTCCTGTTTTGATAATTTATATTTGCTGTCAAATTCACTTATAACATCTTTAAGAAGCTTGGTTTGTAGTCCCAATTCGTTTTCTTTCGTGCTTTCACATTTATCATCAATTTTACCAGGCGCGGTTATACACTTCTCCTGCATATCACACAATATCGACGACTCATCGGTGTTTATACCTTCCTTACTAACATCAGCATCCAGCTCCCATTTATTACCTTTACGAACATAAAAGTCAACTTCGTCTGCGACATCCTCTTTATAGCCCTTGTATAATATCGCAAACTGACCGTCAAGGACCTTTTTATGTCCATCAACAAGAGTCGTTGCCAGATAGTCGGCATCAAATTCGCTCATCTTCTTTTTAATCATCAAATCTTTAGTGATATGAGCCCGTAGTTCTTCAGACGACATTATCATAACATCCTTTCCATAGTTTTCTTCTATAATTCCATAATTTGTCTTGTCGTATTTTTTATCAAAGTAAATGGGAGATTTTCCGTTATCACTGTTTAGTTCCTCCATCGAAGAATAGTATTTCGCAATTGTGACTGTTTTACACTTATCTTCGCCCTGTTCCTTTTTAAGTTTATCATCCAGCTTATTTTTTTCCTCTTCAAATAGAGTAGAAAATTCGGTTGGAAATAACAAGGGAAAATTTTGAACAGACAGTGCCGTTGTATATAATTTGGTATAATCCTTCAACAATAATTTTCGAAGAATCTCTGAATTTGTAAATGTTTTCTCTGGATCGACCATGTCATACCCCTCCGTAATTATCTCATAACGCATCTTCTTTAAAATATCTATTATGCTGAAAGCTCTTTGTTTAATAACATTCGTGTTAAATCGCAAACTATAAATCCTTTTAAAGATTTTCGCGCGGTCGATAAACTTCTTATTGTATTCGGAAATTTTCTCGTCTATAAAATCTGTAATCTCCTTATATTGCATATATGTGAGATCATCTGTATAGACTAAAAATGGCTCCAAATAGGACACAACATCTATAATGGAGAGCTTGCCTGTAATATATTTTTTCATCAAATTAAACAACACCTTTGTCCTGGGAACAATCGCCTTGACAAAACTGTCATATATTTCCTTACGAGTCATGCTACCAATGTCCTGCTCGCTTAAATTCAACGCAAAATTTTTGATATTGTTTGCGAAATTCTGCTCATTAAACTCAAACTCGGAATTCACGTTATCAATAAAGGTCGTATGGACGTTGGTTTTCTTTTTCAATAACTGCCAATAATTTAAGAAGGACTGATTTAGATTGGCCTTATCTAATATGCTGGTCCCAGGAAGATTGATTTTTGAAAATCTGATGATGGGTTCGGGTAATGTGATAAACGATTTTATGGACATGGTGTCGTTTTTCGTCATATTCGTTCTGACAGTGTATAGTCTTGCGCTCGTCGAATCAACTGTGTCTAATTTTGTTAGAGCCGTGTTATATTTTTGAATCACGAATCGACGATTTCTTACCGCATTCCCGCTATAAATTGACGAATACATTTCTTCCAAATTGTCAATAATGGTGTTTATGTTTGATTGCGCATTTTTTTCATCAATAATACCGCCAACCTGTTCGTCGGAAATCAATTCATATGGCGTCAAATATGGGTTCATGTCTGAATATAATTCGGCATATTTATTTTGGTCCGATGGAATATCATTTGCCTTGTAATTATTGACTAGCTCCTGAATATTTTTCAAGTCGCTCGTTAAATCGATATTCACTAGGTCGGTATTTTCCTCATCAATGTGCTGAACATTATATACCTTTTTAATATTTTTGACGACGGGTAAAATCCAATACAAGGTGGTTTGTAATTGGTTGAAATATACAGTTAGCGGCTTGTATGACGCCTCTTTTACCAAAATACCGTCAACATTGCCATACTGATCGAATAACGAGAAATGCTCGCGTAGTTGTTTAAAACGCTCGATCATTATGTGAATATTATTCAGAACACGCGGAGTTCTTTGTGCGTTTGGAATAGTAGAGAGAAGTTCGTCGAGCAAATCGCTAACTTGTGTTTCAATGCTATATCTCTGACTTTTTGTTGCCACATCGACATATTGAACAATCGCACCCAACTCTTCGTCGCCAAACTTGACATTGTCTGCCTTGACTATAAACTCCCTCAACTGGTCCTTGATCTCTTTAACTGGGACGGTAAGGCGAATTTTTTCGGGGTCAACAACCTTCGTTTCTTCTACTTCCTCGGACAATTCTTCTAAAGGCGGTTGTTGTTGTGCCGCCAAGGGTTCAGACGGCTTTTCGCGGATTTCAATCATCTCAATCGGTAAACTTTCAGGAATACCCTTGTAATCGAAATTCAAATAAATTACATCATCATCTACCGTTTTGATTTCAATCATATCATTTTCTAAATTAGTAATTTCACCCGTTATGACAATTGGTATCTCACCACCGAAATAAATGTTAATCCATTTTCCAGTTACCAACCCATTTTGTTGTGCGTAGCTTGCTGAATCGCTTCTACTCAATATCGCAATGCGTGTTATATTTCCGTCTCCAATTACCCCCTCTAGAGAGATTGGCAAACGGAGCTTTTCCATCGTGGCCGTATTGATTAAATAAGCTTTTGATTTATCAATATAATCAATAATATATGTCTGACCATTTAATACCTCATTTAGCGGACTACTTATTTGAATAACATCTCCGAGTTGGAGCTCTAACACCGTATCATTTTGATCAGGAGTAGTTTCTGATTCTTTTTCTTTTTCCGTATCTGATGACATTTGTTTCTATATTTATAATAGAAATTTTTATGCTTAAGTTAAAATCATTGAAAAAATATAGTTTAAAGACATTTGCACAATTATATACACTGGAAATGACTACATCTGTTACATACACATTGACTAACATACAAGGATTCGACGACCTCGTTAAAAATGAGTCTAATCCGGCAGGCATACTAAAATTAAACAAGGTAGAGTGTAGAACTGCGAATAATTCCGTTTATAAAGTTGTCAGATATGACAAGCCCTTTTTAAGTTACGATCTAATTCCTACATATGGGCTTTGTCGTTCAGTAATTATTAATTGTAATAATAAGGTCGTTGGATTTGCTCCTCCTAAATCTATTCAATGCGACGATTTTATTAAGCGATATTCTGAAAGTCTATCCGATATTGTTGCGGAAGAATTTGTTGAGGGGACCATGATTAATGTCTTCTGGGACGATTCAATCGGTGTGGCTGGTGGTTGGGAGATCGCAACACGTAACACGGTTGGAGCCACGTCTAGTTTTTTTAAGGGTTCTAAAACAAGGTCGTTTCGAGATATGTTTTTAGAGGCGGCGAAAGAAAACCGACTTGTTCTTGATAACTTGGAGAAGCACCTCTGTTACAGCTTTGTGCTTCAACACCCTGAGAATAGAATCGTTGTCCCGTTTAAAAAGCCACAATTGTATCTAGTGGCAGTTTATTCTATTCATAATGATCCTGACAATATTCATGTAAAAGTCTACAATTCACACGACTATAAGGACGCGTTTTATGCTCTGGACACCGCAGTCAAATTTCCTCAAGTTTATTCGTTTGATAAATATGCGGATCTAATTGAAAAATACGGTTCGATGAACACGTCATATGATATTGTCGGTGTTATGCTGCATAATAAGGGGACAGGAGAGAGGGCTAAATTTAGAAACCCTGTCTATGAGCAAGTAAGAAGCCTTAGAGGAAATCAACCAAAGCTACAATATCAGTATTTGGCTTTGCGAAAGGAGGGTCGTGTTGGAGAGTTCTTGAAATTTTATCCCGAGAACAAGTCAGAATTTTCCAAGTTTAGAGACCAAGTTCATCTATTTACAAATACAATATTTAGTAATTATATCTCATGTTACATTAAGAAGGAGAAGCCTTTGAAGGAATTCTCTGACCAATATAGAACTCATATGTATAATATTCACAACAAGTATTTAACTGAGCTCCGTGATCAAAAACAGGTTGTTACGAACAGCGTAGTAATTGATTATGTGAACAACTTGCATCCATCTCTGCTAATGTATTGCTTGAACTTTCAAATGAGAAAAAGAAATAAGGACATTGTTTCCGCAGCTGATGTAAGTGCCGAAGAAGGTGCCGCCATGTAATTTTCTCTTATCTAATAATTTTTTCTTTTATCGCATATAAATTTATCCCTTGTTTGATTACAACAAGGAATAAATACAACAGACCCCTTCTATTTTTCCACAATTACTTCCTTGGAAACACGCTTGATTATCTTTTCTTCCTTCTCAAAATCATCGTCGCCTCGTCCGCCCATAGCTTCCATAATAATCTTGTTATATTGATCTGAAAACCGCGATGAACTTTTGAGACAATCTGGGTGGGCTTCTTTAAATTTGGGTAGCATTCGTGCGTTTTTATCCGCCACCTTTCTTACCATTTTATGCATTTTCTTTTGTTCGTCATCCTTTTCCCATTTATCTTCATCTTTAATGTACATGGTTTCTCTCTTCTTGTCGGTACAATGAACCGGTCGTTGTGTAACATCAAGGTCCTTCAGGTTCTTTACAATAATATTGGAAATACCTTCTACATATCCAAGTTCTCCCACTCTCTCTAGGTCGGATAATTGCAGCTTGATAGACTCAACAAAATCAGTAATATTCATGGCATCTTTACACGTTTCGTTTAAGAAAAAATTAAGATTAAATGCCTTGTTATGCGAATTTGTGTGGTTAGTGTTGTTGGTGTTGTTTATGACATTGTGAGTTCCGTTTTTAATTATGCCTAGCAATTCTTTGTTTTCATCTCTTAGTTCTTTACATTGGTGTATAAGGATTGATATTAAATTATCGTCCGTTAATTTTATCTGTTCGAGTTGTTTATTTTGAAATTCACATTGATTGTTATCAGTTTTTTTAAGACAGTTACCTTTGGTTTTATGTTTCCATAATCCTGACCTTTCTCGGTATTCTTTTCCACAATCACATATAAAACTATTTTTTGTGGTGTTGTTGACACTATTTTCAACATTGTTGAAAACGCGTGTTTTATGTCTCTTACTTAGAAAATGTTGTTTGAGGTGTTGTTTTAAAGAGCAAGTATAATCACATATTTCGCAATAATAATCTGTCTTATGGTCTTCACTATTTTCACTAAACTTTGTTGCCATTCACTATATTATATGGCAACAAAAAAAAGTTTCTAAGTTATTATCAAAAAAATATAAAAATTTTATCGTAACAAATTGAAAATTATTTTTTTGGTGACCACACCATAAATTTCAATTATGCAGTCAACACATGTTTTTCGCATAAAGTATTTTAGGTTTTCAAAAATGGACAAAAAAAATGTCCAAAATTGACTTTCCCGAAATACTTTCCCCAAAATAACATGTTTTCATCTACAGGTGTAGGGAACTTTTTATCCCAGTTTTTTCAGATTTTCCTACACGGTTGTAGTATTTTTGCTATTTTACGGCTCTTTGTCGACAATTACTTCCTTGGAAACACGCTTGATTATTTTTTCTTCTTTTTCAAAGTCATTGTCTCCCCTTCCACCCATAGCTTCCATAATAATCTTATTATATTGGTCTGAAAACCGCGATGAACTTTTGAGACAATCCGGATGAGCTTCCTTGAACTTGGGTAGCATTCGTGCGTTTTTATCCGCAACTTTTCTTACTAGCTTGTGCATTTTTTTCTGTTCATCATCCTTTTCCCATTTATTCTCATCTTTAATGTACATTGTTTCTCTCTTCTTGTCGGTACAATGAACCGGCCTTTGAGTAACATCTAGGTCCTTCAGGTTCTTCACAATAATATTTGAAATGCCTTCGACATATCCTAGTTCGCCAACTCGCTCTAAATCGGACAATTGCAGCTTTATTGACTCAACAAATTCTGTAATATTCATTGCATCCTTACACGTTTCATTCAAAAACAGATTCAAATTGAACGATTTATTATGTGAATTATTGTTTGTAGTATTATGGGTTCCATTTTCCAATACTTTCATCATCATATTTGATTGACCCATGAGGATATTTGATTGTTCCATCATCATATTTTTTAACCCACTATTCTCTTTAATCAAAAGCATAATGAGGTCCTTATCTGATGGTTCTGCGGATGTTTTAGAATAGGTATGTTCTTGCGCTGTGTTTTCTATTTTGCATTTCTGTTTATGATACCACAAACTATTGCGAGCCGAATATTTTCTACCACATTCGCACATGAATAATTGATCGGCATCTTTTGGCATTTTTTGTTCTAAAATGTCCAAATTTGTTCTATTTTTATGTTTAGATGTCGTTAAATGTTTATCATAATTACTTTGTTTATAGCATTTAAAGTCACAGTCGTTACACACAAAAGATTTGGCATTTTTTGGCATTTTTTCCATTCTATTTTATTCTATATGTATAGAATAAAAAAAATGCCTAAATACTTTTTTCAGAAAATATAAAAAATTTATCGTAACAAATTGAAAATTATTTTTTCTGTCATAAGACCATAATTTTCAATTATGCAGTCAACACGTGTTTTTCCCATAAAGTATTTTAGGTTTTCAAAAATGGACAAAAAAAATGTCCAAAATTGACTTTCCCAAAAAACTTTCCCCAAAATAACATGTTTTCATCTACACGTGTAGGGATTTTTTATAGCAATGTTTTCCCATTTTTCCTACACGGTTGTAGTATTTTTGCGATTTTTAGTCCTTGACGAATCGCAAGAAATCCTTCTTCATTTTTGTATATATTTGAATGGCATCATCGATACACTCTCTTAAATGACCCTTAACACTCGATTTTTCAACTGGTTCAGTATATGCTACACGAATAATGCTATCCGTGTCGTGAGGATGCATCTTTTTAAAGCCGCAAAATGTAAGTGTATTGGTTTCATAGAATTTTGTATATAATAAATACTCCAATACTTTACCGATTGTATAATCCTCATTTTCTAGAATGATATCAAAACTGTTAGCCATTGTATTTTCTGATTTTTTGATAACCAATTCATCACCTTCAATAATTTTGACAAGCCCATTCAACTTGTCAATTAGAATCCTACACGCCATATCAACAAGTTCATTATTTGTATAAATCCCCACAGTTTGAATTTCAAAATCATAGCTATTTGGCTTGAAAATGCGCTTCGCGTCTAGTAATTTCCAGTTATCCGATTCAAACTTGATCTCCTTTGCGGACTTGCCTTCGTCCTTCCAGGTCTGATGTTTTCTAGCCAGCTCGGCATCCTGTGCGGCAGTGTCAGCTGTAAAACCGTAAGAACACGTAGATACAACATTAAACATGCCATCTTCCTTGGCGCTACCAATGTCAAATTCGCATGTAAGATGAATCTTTTCACCGTGTAATTCCTCTGAAATTTTGGGACGCAATCTGACAAAATCGATATAATAACCGGTCATGTCATTTGGAGGGAATATTTCTCTGACCTTTTCCTGCGGCAATAATTTTCCTGTAACCAAGTCCTTGATGGTAAAATTTTCAGATGTGACGAACATAATTGTATCTGTGTTGTTTTCCACATTTACTTCCATGATATAATTTTTTAACGGGAACGACTCTGTATCCTTGATACAAATAGGAATACAACTCAGACGCTGTTTAATAATCTCATTATTAAGGCGACTAGTATTTGTAATAATATTACACTTATTTTGTTCGTTTGGTGTTGTTCTAAAAACGACCAACGGCACATCAGACAAGATCGTTCGCCTGACGGCGTTTGCCAAACTTACATTTACACCACTGAGGGTGAAACCAAACGCATCAACAACATCACGAAGCTCTATTTGAGGATCCATTATATCTAATATTACTTTATATTTAAATTGAAAAATATAATCATTTTTTTTTAAAATGAGTTAAATATTATTTGGAATAAACTAAGTATAGATTAAGATGAGTTGCATTTTATATCATAGTAAATATTGCGAGGTATCTAAAAAATATATTCAGATCTTATCAAAGTCGCAGTCTCAAACTGACATTCATTTTATTTGTATTGATAAAAGAATAAAGGACGAGAGCAACAAGACTTATATTATTCTAGAAAATGGGCAAAAAATCATCTTGCCTGAAAATGTTAATCGTGTCCCAGCATTGTTGTTATTGACAAAGGGTTATCAGGTATTATATGGCGAGCAAATTCTAGAATATTTGAAGCCGCGCCAAGAGGTAGAGGTGAGAAAGGCTACTCAAAACAACATGGAGCCAACGGCATTCTCATTTGGAGGCGGCTTTAGTAATATCGTGTCTGACCAATACAGTTTTTTAGATCAGGCGCCGGAGGAATTGGAGGCAAAGGGTAACGGAGGAATGCGCCAAATGCATAATTACGTGGATTTGAACACGGCATTCAGTGGGCAAATATCCGAGTATTCTGGTTCCGAAGAAACGAATACAACTATTAGAGGCGCAGCAAAAATAGGAGAGGACGCGTCAAATCAGGTCATGGAAGATAGGATTAGAAAAATGAAGGAGGAGCGCGATTCGGATATCAGGAAAATCACCGGAAATAAACCACCAATGAGTTACTAATTTATGGAAGGTCTAAATTTATGAGTTATTAATATACAATGAAATTAATTTAAAAATAAAATATAAATTAATTTAAATGAGTAACATTCTTACTGCCTTTAACGACCATTTCTTGGAGTTTGTAAATGATGTACAAGCGGTCTTTCCGGAAGACGCTGACATTTTATCTGCCAAGAACTCCTTGATTACAATTCGTAAGGCAAACCCCAAAATGATTGTCAAGATTTGGAATACATTTATTGTAGGGAAATACAAGGCAGAAATCGAGGCCGGAGATTTGGACTTCTTTATGAACAAGGATTATTCTTCGGACTTGGCCGTTTCTCAAAATCCCGATAAAATTGTGGAGTCGATTAATCGTCTGCGCGACCCAATTCGCAATATGGGACCAGATAATCAGGCGAAGGTTTTAAAGTACATTCAAAATTTGACAAAGCTTGCTGAGTTATGCGATACTCGCTGATAACCACGCCGATAATTTATTATATATTTTCATAAAATTTG